GATCTTCATGCGAAAAACGCAATGATCAGGAGCTTGATGCAATGGGTTCGGAACGACTGTTCCTTGACCGTGGGACGTGTCGGTTGTGAACTTGCTGATTGAACGAAGCCAAACGCTTTTAGCAGTCACTCGGTCAACAACAAAAAAGTCAACGTGAGTCATCGTGCAACCTGACTGGCCGTAAACGATTTGACCTGGCTGAAAGGTTTGAGCTTGAGCAGTTGCGACGGTCATTTGTTTTTGGTGGTGCGGTCTCCCGCTTGATCAAAGCATGGCATACCCGCAGGCAAGCGTCAACCCTTTGCGTTTAGTGCACAAATCACAGTGCAAACAATGCCCTCAAGGTCTCGGCTGTTGACGTTGTATCGACGATTAACCGCGTAAATGGCGCGGTCGATCGAGTCGCGTCCTTTGCTGTAATGCACAGGCTTAATCGGAGGAACAGGCGCAGGCTGATTGGCTTCGCTCAAAACGCGAGCCCTTAGCAGCTCCTGGCGCGTGATTCCACGTTGAATTGCTTGGGTGTTCAAGGCGTCGCGTTCTTCCTCAGTGAGGCGCACATCGACGCGGACGGGGTAGGTGCGGTTGCAGTCAGGCATCAGAAATCAAATAGTTCAGTTGGTTCCGGCTCTTGCGAGCCAGATTGACAAAGGCGCACGTCTAGTTCCCAACGCAAGGAACTGATCGTGATGTTGGGGCTTCCGAGCTTTGCAGCGCGGATGCTGTCCATTTTGGTCGCGTTGGCAATAACCCAGCCATTTGACCAGGCATCGCCGCGTCGTAATTCGACCGGAGTACCCGGGGGCAAAACCCCCGCAGTGGAGGTACCAAGGGAATCGGGTAAACAAGGGGAAGAAGGGGAATAACCCTCTATTTCATGTGACGCGCGAGGGGTTGTTGACGTTTTTCCCCCTTTTCCCCCTATTTCCGGGGAGGGGGTATTGGGAACCCACAAGAGCTGAGGACGACCCCCAGACACAAGCGCATCAAGCTGCCCGTCCTGCCGAACAAGGTCTTTTTTCTCCAATGCACGCAAGGCGCGGTTAACCTTGCTTGCGTTGCATTTCGCTACGTCTGCAAGCTCGCTCGCGACAACGGGGAATTGCCCGTCTGACCAACGCTCGCAGATGTAATCAAAAATATCGGCTTGACGGCCTTGCAGCTCGTCTGCTGCCTCTTGCATCGATTCAGCAGCCAAGACGCTTTCACCGTCGCCGTGATGCACCCATCCGTCGTCTTCAAGCTCAATCAGCAGGGTCGTGCCTTTTGCCCTCCCCTGCGTCTTGAGCACAACGCGGTGATCCGATTGCGTCTGGCCTTCAGCAGGCTGCTTAAACCAGTTCATCAGAATCGTGAGGCTGGCCGCTGCAGGCAGAGCATTGCTGCCCCGACTCGCATTGGTTGCATTGCCACCGCTGACGCTTTTGTTGGTGTGGTGGATCATCGCCAACGTGGCCTTATGCGGGGCAAGAGCCTCGGCAAGTTGACGGGCTGGGCCATCGAAGCTTGAAGCGGCTTCTTCGAGGCCGAGCGGCGCACAACATGCGTGATAGCTATCGAGCAAAAAGAACGACCCAGGGTTTTCTTCTGCAATCTCAGCGAGATGTTTTACGCCCTCGTCTGTTAGGTGCAACGGTGCTCCCGTGTGCCACAACATTTCGATCGGGCCTGATAACTCGCCATCGCTATTCACCAAACCTTCGCGTTCAAACAAGGTGTTCCAATCGCTTTCAGGTTGATCAGTCCCAATGATGTAAACCTTGGGGCAGGCGCCGTGAAGCTTTTGGCCTAGATAAGATTCTTCGCCATGAAACCATGCGCTGATCATTCCAACCATCAAGGCAGACTTGCCAACCTTTGGTGGTGCAACAAGCAGGTTAAAAGTGCCCGACATGATGACACCTTCCCACGACCATGGGGTAGGGGTTGTGTCTAACTTTTCGCCGCGTTTCCGTGGCACGGATACGCCAGCAATTTGACCTTGGGCTTTGCTTAGAACAATGCCCGCAGTCTTTTCATTGATCGGGCAACCAACCTCGTCGGCATAAAGGCGAAGCAGTTGCGATCGGCGTAGCTCGTCTGTCTCGTTACAAAGGACGGTGTTTGCGTATTGGTCGAGCCGGTCCAGAAGGTCTTGGTGGTCCTTCAGGCTTTCGGGCAGAATCTCGGAGGGCTTTGATTCGCCCGGTGTAGTGTCCATCTTTGGCTTTGCTTGGTGAGTAAAAGTCAGCCTGTGTGTAGACACCAAGCCTTTCCAGTTCTTTGAACGCTTCTAGTTCGTCGCTGGATTTGTACGGATGATCAGCGTCCCATGCGTCGAGGGCATGATCGGAGCGATCCTTCTGCGTCTTGCTGTAATAGCCGAGCATGGCTTGCTCTTCGTCATATTGAGACGGAAGGCAATACGGCACCCACTGCAACAGATCAAAAGCGCGTTCTTCTGCGTCGAGATTAGTCACGGGCAAGGGGCTCGGGTTCGGATGCGATGGCCTTCTGAAGCAAAAGATTCACCCAGCCGGTGCGGGTAACGCCGATGGGCCTTTTCCTGTCAATCTCAGAAATGACCCTGGGGTCAATCAGCACTCTAGTGTTCGTGATTTGGTCCAGTTCAGACATGGTCTGGGGTTGCTTTGCTGCCAAAGTATGCCCATAGTGGCCACAGAGCGCAACCCCCTAATGCTTGACCCGGTTCCAGATCTTGAGTTCCACGAAGGCTTGCACCGTTATCGATGGCGCGGCGAATGGCTAGCGCACAACGTTTCTGATGTGCTCGACGTTGACATGACGCCGTTTAAGCGAGCCATGATCGATAAATACAAAGACGGCCCTGATGGATGGGCTGCCAGAGGGACGGCAATTCATAAGGCGCTGGAACTGCAGCTTCTTGATGAGCCACAGATTGTTGACGACAAATGGTCGGCGTGGCTTGACCCGTTGCTCGATGATCCGTTCTTCAAAGGCGTCGAAACCTTGGCCACGGAATATAGGGTCATGGACAGATACAAAAGCCTCGGCGGCAGCTTTGACTTTTTGATCCGGTTGAAAGAAGAAGGGCTGGAGCCCAGCAAGCAATTAGTGATTTTGGGGGATTTGAAAAGCGTTTCATCAAAACGCGCACTTAGCTCTCGTGCCCCGGCAACGGCCCAGCTTGGTGCATACATGTCTTGCTTGGCCCTTGTGCAACCAAGCATCACGGTTGGGATGTGCGTCACCGTCGTGAGCGGCCCCGAAAAATGTAAGGTGATCAAGCAAGACCCAGCAGAATGCTTGGCGGCTTGGGAGAGCTGTTGGGATCGATTCTCTGTTGAGCAGCCAGACTTTTGAGCCGTCAAATCAAGATGAAGTGCCCCAAGTGTGGATCGTTTCGAGTCCACGTTGTGACGACCAAAAAAACTGTTGATGGCCCCTACGAAACAGTGCGCCGCCGCCATTGCAATAGCTGCGATTACAGGTGGTACACAGCGCAAGAGGCTGAGGTCAACATTGGCCCGTACTTGAACTGGGTTGGTGATCAGGTCAGAGTTCCGACTTAGCAAAGCCCCAACTCCGGGGACCAAGCGCCATAGGTCCAGTTACATTTCTGGCACACCTGCGCTTTTCTATAGGACGCCTCACCCTTTCAATGCAGGGAAGCGGTGCTGCAACACCGCCGCCCCTGGCTTAGCCAGGACATCTCACGCCCCAGGCTTTGCCTGGACTCATTAAAGACCATGTTTGATTTTTCTGAATTTTGCGGTGGCTCTGCCGCAAGACCTGTCGAGTTTTTAGGGCTCACAGAAGAGGCAACAAGCCAACTGCTAAATCAAGAATTTGGGTTATCCAAATTGTTGCTTGAAAAATACCCTGATGTTTTCAAGCGCGGCGGCAGCCCTAACTCATTAGGTAAGTGCCTAATTCTTTTTGAAAGCCTTGGTCGTCGTTGCAACTATGACACCATCGCAGACATGTTGGAAGTCAGCCCCGACACGGTGTACGAAAACATGCGACTCGTTCGCAATCACGTTAATGATGCTTTCGGCTTAAAAATTGAGCACAGCGGTCCACAGGTTTATCTTGTCAACAATCAAACGCTGGCGCAAAAAGCAGAACGCCTGCAAGGTCATTTGAGCAAAGTTGACAATGCAATGCGCAACCTGAAAGCGGACGTTGACAGCATTCGTCGGTCGGGACAAACCCCTGTTTTGCCTGGGACTGCTGGGGCGTTGCTTGCTGGCTATGAACAAGCAAAGCAGCTTGAAGCCTCACAGAATCTTTGATCAAATTTTGACGTTTATGCCCTTGCAAATCGCAGGGGTTTTTTATCGCAATGACATTAACTAACGAAACTTCAATTGCCCAAGCTTTCCCACCTGCAGTGCTGGGGCGTGGCTACAGCAATGCTGAGCTGAATTTAATCAAGAGCATCTGGACCGACACCAAACAGGTCGCCCAGCAAAAGATGCAGCTCTGCCTTCACTTGTACGAACTGAAGCAGGAGATGGACGCCAATGATCCGCACGCTGGCAACGATCCGCAAAAGTCACGTTTCTGGGGGGCTTTTGAAAACGGCGACTTGCCTGAATACGTGGTCAACGATCCACGAAGAGCCCGCGACTGGATTGCGGCTGCAGAGTTTGCAACCTCTGGGAGCTTGGGCGGGGCCCCGCCGGAGTCGCTTTTGGCTCTGACGCCGTCCACCGTTTGCAACCTGGCGCGGATCTCCAACCCCGACGCTTTGAAGATTGCAGAGCAGCATCTCAAAACTCACGAGTTCATCGGTCACGACGCAGCGTCCTATCTCGCCAAAAACGATTTAGACGAAGAAGTTTTGGCCGAATTAAGGCTGTGGATTATTGAGAACGAAAGTAAGGCATTAGTCCCCAGCGTGATCCGAAAGGTTGAGTCAGCGGTTCGAATAAGTCAGGAGCCAGCCAGCACTCGGACTATTGATGCCGAGCAAATCCGTGAGCAAGAAGCTGAGTTCAAACGAATCTCAGACGACCTAACTGCCAGGGCTCCCGATATTGCTGCCCGCAATACAGCGACGGCTGTAAAAGAAGAGCTAAACCGTCCAGCTAAAGAGCACCAAGAAAAGCTTGAGGGTGAAGTCCGCAAGTACAACAGCAAACTCAACGCAGCCGCTGAGGCTGTGCAAGATCTGCTTACGTGCCTGATTGCCATTGATCGAGTGCATGGCACTCAATATTTAGACGAAATGCGGGGCGCTGATTTGATGGGGCTTGTCAGTGTTCAAGACGATTTACAGCGTCTATTAGCTATGGGCCAAGAGTTGATGAAAGTTGTTGAGCTGGCAAAAAGCAGCAACCCACCAAGTGGGATTGACATGACGACGCTTGAAGTCGAACAGCTCTAAAGGCTGACCTCTTGCTTTCTCCCTGCGGGTATGCCATACTGGCTCCAAGGGGAGATCCCTTTTCGCCTCCCAATCAATTCCGTGAAATCACGTTCCCGCTACTACAAGCCTGAAAAAACAGGTTTCCTTGTTTGCGCTGTGTTTGGTGTGCTTTTTTGTGCCACCACTTGGGTCACATTGACCAGCGTTCACAATCAGCAACAGATCACACACTGCGAGCAAGGCTGGCAGCGTGCCTGCGAAAGTTTGCCCTAATGACGCAAAAACTTTATTTGCAATGGCAGCAATGCAAGTCCAGAAATCCTGGCCTTTTATTGCAGCTAGCAGGATTAGCCCGAGAGCTAAAACTGTCAGGCCATAACCGCTATTCAATGGATGGCTTGTTTCACATTCTCCGATGGGAGACACGCGCAACAACCGGCGACCTTGGCCTGAAGATCAACAACAATCACACAGCTTTTGCGGCTCGTGATTTGATGGATCAATTTCCTGATCTTGAAGGTTTCTTCAAAACACGCGAGCAAAAAGCACGCGGCAATCACGGCCAGTTTCATTAACTTTGGGCGGCTGTAGCGTAAGTCCCGAACCTTGTTTTTCTTCTCTTGGATTCTTCATGCCCTAACAGCTTCACGTTTACCGTTCTTGGTAAACCTGCCCCACAGGGCAGCAAGCGCCATGTCGGCAGGGGCATTCTTTTGGAGTCTTCCAAACGTTGCAAGCCATGGCGACAAGACGTTAAATATGCCGCGCTTGAGGCTTTACCTGATGGCTGGTATGCCATGATGGATAAGCCCATTTTGGTCTCGGTCACTTTCATATTTGCCAGGCCAAAAGGACACTTCCGCACTAACGGAGAACTCAAGCCAAAAGCCCCTTCTCATTGCACCGCACGCATCGGAGACGTTGACAAATTAAGCCGCGCAATCCTAGACAGTTGCACGGGCGTTTGCTTCGAAGACGATGCGGCTGTGATTGCTCTAAATGCTCAAAAACGTTATGCCACCAGAAACGAACAACCCTCCGCAATCATCACCATTGCAGCAATTTCCTAATCTTGGCAATGTCATCACAACTGATGATGTAAGCCAAAAAGGAACCGGAAGTTACAAAGCCGATTATGTCAACTGGTGCCGCACTATGCACCTGCTGCATGATCACGCCCCAGGCTGGCAGTTTCATCTCACTTACTACGTTGATAACAGTCACGTCTGGAAAGCGCCCAACGGCACAGCTTACGTTCTCGGGTATTTCACTGGCCCAAGTGGTGAACGAACGCCTGACTTTCCTCAGGCAATCATGGACAACCGCAACAACGCTGTTGCTTACGAAAAGGTCAGCGCCCGTGATTTAACAGACAGTCATCGGCGTTGCCTTTGTACTGCTGCTGCAGCACATTTTGGCCTTGCATGGCAGCTATGGGCACGGGAAGAAGTAGAAAACCCTATGCGGGATTCTGCGCCTGCAGCGTCAACACCTGCGGCAAAGATTGACGGCGTTGTTAAGCCCAGCGATGCCATCACAAAGGATGTCGCGACTAAATGCCTAAAGGATGTTAAAAATGAACTAACAGACGCTCAACTTGCCCGGTTTTGTGAAGGCTTTCGACGGCATTTTAATTTAGACGCAAATGCTAAATTAAGCGGAACATTTACTGCAGTCAAACACCAGCAGTGGATGCTAGAAAACTTACAAAGTTACAAGAAAGATGACAGATGATCAAAAGACAGCACAAGCTAAGCGTGACGAGGAACGGCGTCATCTGCACTTTCAAGTTCGGCTGGACCTTGAACTAGCTGACAAACTGCGGCACTTCATGAAGTCCCGCGAGTACAACGCCAACCAGGCACTGACCATCATTCTCACCAAATTTTTCAAGTAAATGCTCAACATGACCGCACACGGCAATCTTGGCCGTGACCCTGAACTAAAAGAAGTTGGCAGCACTCAAGTAGCAAGCTTCAGCATTGCCGCACGCACTGGGCAAGACGAAACAACATGGATCAACTGCAGCGTTTGGGGCAAGCGTGCAGATGTCGTCATGAAGTACATGGCAAAAGGCGACAAAATCACCGTCGCAGGCCAAGGCAAGTTGCGTAAGTACGAAAAAAAAGAAGGCGGTGAAGGTTCAAGCCTTGAGCTAAACGTCACTGATTTCACATTGCCTGCAAAAAAAGAAGAGGCTGATTTCTGATTAACTCAAGGGCACGGCTAACCACCGTGCCTATTCTTTTGACATGAAGCCAACCATTGAGCAGGTCGAGAAAGATGGCAAGTTGGTCTGGCGAATAGAAGCCGCTGGCGTTGTTCGATACCACGAGCAGGACTGGCAAGCCCAATGGCTTTACAGCTATCTAACACGTCTCTATAACTGCGATGAGACCGATCCTCAGTAATTCAGCCATGGCCGCGAATCCGAATTGGACCACTAGGCCAGATGAAAACATACAGAAAGCAAGAAAGCGAGCATTGGACACGCTGCACGAATCGAGCCCAAAGCTCACGGTGTTAGAAAAAGCTCTTAGGGTTTCGGCTCTCCGCCAGAGAGCACAGCGTCCAGCAAGGCAATATGGCCAACGGCCTGCTTAAGTAATCGCGCTTGGTGCCACTGAGCTTTTGCCATGGCGACACATAGCTGAGACAACACATCGATGTTGTCGCAGTCTTCAATCTCCCTGATACTGCGCTCTAAAACGAATTGTTCACTGAGGCTTGGTTCGACTACCATCCAGTCGAAACTGTTCAAGGGCGCGTTTTTCACTGGCATAAATCCCTTCTTTTTTCAGTTGTATCAAATCACCTATAGCCGGGAAAAGCCACTCATGCACCGGTAAACAAGCTTGCCAATTAACAGGTTGAACGCAGTTCATCACGACTGTCGTCCAAAACGCACTGATATATCCCCAATTCATCGATCCACAAATACAGCCCAACCGCTTGCTTCATTTTCAATTAAAAAGCGTTGGTAGAAAGCAGGTCGTGACATTTTGATCAGCTCTCCTGATTTCTTAGTGTTATGCCCACCACGCTCTATGTCTGGCTTACCCATTGGATCCATGGCAATAAATTCGTCTTTGTTGTACCCGACTATGACGCTCCAGTGACCACAGCCCTCGGTGTCGCAAACGGCAGGCTTGCCCTTAGTAAAATCGCCTTTATGCAACCAGCCAACCATGATTGGTCTGCCAGCATCAATCTCAATCTCAATATCTTCCACCCTTACGTTTTGACGAAAGTCAGCATCTAAGCCGAGAGCCCTTAGTGCAGCAACTTGAGAATGGATTTCAGTAGTGTCGCCATGCTTCCTGCGAAACTGCCTATAGGCGTCTTGGCTGTCTACAGCTCTATGGAACGCAGCAACCATGGCAGCCGCTGCGTCGAAGCATTCCCGATAGCCATAGCCGCTGAGGCTGTCTAGTTGGTTGTAATACGGAACGCCATAAACCTCTTGAGTGATGCCGGTGGTTTTCCAGGTCTGAAACCATTCCGCCTCTTCATCCAGCAATGCCTTATTAGTAATCGAGTCCTCTAGCTCCTTGATCGCTGCCATTTGGTGCGGAGTTCCGCGAAACCACTTAAAAAACGGCAGCAGACTCAACGCCACAATGCTCAACAACAAAACTACTTGGATGATGCCGGAGAACATGACGGTTGCCTAGCTGCAAAACCAGTCAGCAGCATGGCACCGCTGCCAAACACAATAATCAAAACGCTGATCACAACAGCCAGTACGGATGGCACGAAACTACTTCTCTACTCTTTCGGTCGGGAATAGCAGGTTCTTGAGATACGCGCAGGCCACATCGTCCAGCTCGTTGTCAGTCTGCTCGCTGATCTTGATCAAACAGTCAAGTAATAACTGTTTTACGGCCTTTGATTTGATGAAGCCAAACAGGATTGGCTTTAGTAGTAAAACCATGGGACTGCTATGTGTGCCGAAAGTCTAGACGCGGTTTTGATGACCCTCAAGCCTTGCAACATTCTGCTCTAGGTCTGAGATCCGAGCAAATAACTCCTGATCTCGAACCCTCAGATCAGCGTGGAGCACATCCATCCGATTGGCTAAATTGTCTACAGCACTTGTGAGGCGCACCAGGGAATCACGTCCATGCTGGTTTTCGCGGTTGGCTCCTTTGATGCCTGAGGCCGCGACCCCAATTCCAGCACCCGCCATTGCTGCCCAAATTTCTACCACCATTCGACCCATAGCTTGACTTCATCATGGCAGATTCAGTCAACGAAGAAAACGAAAAGGAAAAAGTCTCCATTTCCGACCTTGTTAAGTGCATGGTGTTGCTGTGGAGCGCCACGCTGCTGACCGTGTCTTATTTAGGCGTTTTCCCCCAAATGAAAAT